ACAGCAAGCAACTGTTCATTATGACGCGCTGGCACGAGGATGACCTTGCAGGGCGCATACTGAAAGCAGAGCCTAACGAATGGGAGGTGCTTGCCATTCCCGCCCTGTGCGAGCAGGAGAATGACGGAGGATTGAGCGAGCGGCATATTGGCGAAGCGTTATGGCCGCAAAGACACTCGCAGGAAAAGCTGTTGAAGCAGAAAAGCCGTGCGCCCCGTGAGTTCTCCGCACTCTATCAGCAGCACCCAAGCATCGAGGGCGGCAACATCGTGAAGCGTGATTGGTTTCGGCATATATCGCTTGCGGAGTTCCGCTCCTTGCGCTACAACGAGCCGATGCACTTCTATCTCGATACCGCCTACGGAAAGAAGAAGCAGGGGCAGGACAACGACCCGAGCGGCATCCTCGCGGCTTGCAGGATAAGGAACTACATCTACATCCTCAATGCCGTAAAGGTATGGAAAGAGATGCCCGACCTCTTGCGCTTCCTGCCCGACTTCATGGAAGCCAACGAAGCGTCAGGCGAGAGCAAACTGCACGTCGAGCCGAAAGCCAACGGCGAGAGCGTGATACAGATGTTGAAAGAAATATCAACGCTCAACGTAAAGGAAACGCCCACGCCAAAAGATGCAAAGGATGTGAGGCTTCGGGCGGTGTCGCCGAGGATTGAGTGCGGCAGGGTGTTCCTCGTGGATGGCGATTGGGTGGATGACTTCCTCGATGAGGTTTGCGGTTTCCCCGCGCAGCCGCATGATGAGTTCGTGGATATTCTCGGCTATGCCATCAATGACCTCTACGTCGATGAGGATAACGAGATAGACTTTGACAGCATAAGCAAAAGCAGCTTTGGAATATAACAATTAAAGAATGACGATACTATGGTACTTTTCGATTTGTTTCGCAATTATCTGAATGCTCTCATTGGCAACAACCAAGAGTTTGAGCAGCTGTTGGCGGCGCACGACATTTCCGCCGTCAAGGACAAGATGCGCAGCCGTGATGAGTTCATCAAGCCCGCGATGAAAGAGTATGACACGCTTTCGCACGAGGTGATGAAGAGGGAGGACAAAATCATCACGGACAAAAAGGGCAACTTCCTGCGCAAAGAGCCTGTATGGAAACTGCCTATCCCTTACCCTGTGTATATCAATGAGATTTCTTTGGTATTCCTCTATGGTCGCCCCGTGAAGTGGTCGCAGTTGAGCGACGGCACGGACAAGGCTTTCGAGGCGTTCAAGGACGTTATCAAGCGTACACGCTTCGACAGCAAGATAAGGCAATGCAAGCGTCTTGCGGGAGCGGAGACGGAGAGTGCGATGCTCTTCCGTGTGTTCAAGGACGAGGAGGGCAAGCCCGATGTGCAGATAAGGGTGCTTGCAAGGAGCAAGGGCGATGAGATATACACGCGCTTCGACCAATACGAGAACCTGCTATCCATTGCGTGGGGCTATTACGTCAAGGAGAAAGAGGACAAGATAAACTACCACTTCGACATCTTCACGAAAGATACGATTTACCGCTGCTCCAAGCAGGCAATCGGCTGGGAGGTGCAGACGGAGGTCAATTTCATCGGCAAGATACCGCTCATCCTCTTTCAGCAGGAAAAGGAATGGCAGGGCGTGGAGCGTCTGATACATCGTGAGGAATACATCGCCTCCCGCACGGCAGACGTGAACGATTACTTTGCCGACCCCGTGGAGGTGGTGTCCGCAGAGATAGTGAAGAACATGCCCGAAAAGAAAGAGGCGGGCAAGCTCCTTGTGACGAATGACAAGGACGGCGTGGATAAGGCTGCAAAGTATCTGACATGGGACAGTGCGCCGCAATCGAAAAAGGATGAGTTGGAATGGCTCCAAAGTCAGATACTCTCAAAGTCTTTCACTCCCAACATCACGCTCGACACGCTGAAATCCATATCGCAGTTGTCGGCAAAGGCGTTGCGCACGGTGATGATGCTGGCGGACATCAAGGCGGCGAAGCACAAGGAGACGCACGATGAGCTGTTAGACCGCACGGCATCGCTCATCAAGGCTATCATCGGCAACGTGCTTGACGTGTCGCTGCATAATGAGTGCGAGGAGCTTGTTGTCGGGCATGAGTTCCAAGAGCCGTTTGGCGATGACATTGCGGACGACCTCGACAATATCATCAAGAGCGTTGACGCTGGCATCACCTCCACTGAAACCGCCGTGGAGCTTAACCCGCTCATCAAAGACCACCTTTTGGAAATGGAGCGTCTGAAACAGGAGAAAGAGGAGGCGGCGCAGTTGCAGCAAGACATATTCGGCGACAGCGCAACAGGCGGAGCGCAGTCGTATTCAGACGGCGAGGGAGAGGATGAGAATGCCGAGGGTAATGGCAATGACGGCAACGACCCCAACCAAGCGAAGAAGAAAGCCAAGAAAGACGATAAGAACAGCAATCAGTAACAGGCAATGCCGGTCAACCCGTCCGAGACAATGAGCAGCGCAGCCGAGCGCATACAGCGCACGGAGGCATACGCGGAAAAGGTGAGAAAGATGTTCGCCAAGACGGTGAACGAAATCCTTGCCCTTAACAAGACCATGCCCAAGCTCGACGAGGGCGTTATGTTCAGCTTTGACGGCGAGAGCGTGAAGAAGCAGAAAGAGGTGGAGCGGCTGTTGCGGCAGCTCCATTCGGCGGCTACGGCGGCAATAAAGCAGGGCATAACGCTCGAATGGGAGCAAGCGAATGAGGAGTGCGACAAGCTGATTTCTTCCGCTTTCGGAAAGGCGGTGCTTTCCTCCACGATGTTCAGCGCATGGACGGAGCGAAACGAGAGTGCGATGCAAGCCTTTATCAACCGCTCCGAGAAAGGGCTGAACCTGTCCGATAGGGTTTGGCAGTCGGTGCGTCAGCTTCGGGATGAAATGGAGGTCGCCATCACCGTGGGCATCGGCGAGGGTCAGTCGGCGGCGAGCATGAGCCGCAAGGTGCGCCAATATCTGAATGACCCCGATTTGATGTTCAGACGCTTCCGCTACAAGGATGAGAGCGGAGAATGGCGGCTGAAATGGAAGAAGCGCATCAAGGACGAAAAGACAGGCAAATACAAATGGATAGACTACGACAAGGACAGTTATCAAGACGATTGGACGGGCAGGGGCTATTACAAGTCATCGGCGCAGAACGCCATGCGTATGGCACGCACGGAGACCAATATCGCCTATCGCCGTGCCGACAATGAGCGGTGGGCGCAAATGGATTTCGTGTTAGGGCAGCGCATACAGCTGTCCCGAAGCCATCCGAGGACGGACATTTGCGACAAGCTGCAAGGCGATTATCCGAAAGAGTTTGTTTTCGACGGCTGGCATCCGCAATGCTTCTGTTTCGCCACTCCTATCCTCGTTGATGCGAGCGAGATGAAGAAGTCGGCGGACGCTTTCCTGCAAGGCAAGAAATATACGCCGCAGGGTAAGCTGATAACCGAATATCCCGAAGCGTTCAAGGATTGGGTGAAAGACCACGAGGCGGACATTGCCAAAGCCCGTGAGCGAGGCACAGAGCCGTATTTCATCAAGAATAACAGCGATATTATAGATAATATCCTCAATCCGAAACCAAAGGAGCTTACCACGCTCGAAAAGGCGAAGATAAGGCATGATGCACGGACACCCGAGCAAATTGCCGACATCAAGGCGAGGGCGGCGGAGCGTCAGAAAAAGCACGCTCTCATCAAGAAAACGGCGAGCAACGTCCTCAAAGTTGCGGAGGATTACGGAGAGGTCGATTATGCCAAGTTGCAGCAGTATATCAACGAGGGCAATCTTACGGCAATGCAAGCCGAGACAAAGGCGGTCGCCAAGACCATTGCGGCTATCAAGAAGCAGGAGGCGGCTCTTTCCTCGCTCATTCCCGATGCGCATAATTGGCACAAGCAGTTCTCAATGGCAGAGCTGCAAGGCGTTTACAGTGCAGTTGAGAAGAAGATAAAAACAATATCCGCATCATCTTCACTCGAAGAACAAGTAAAGGCTCTCGAAAAAGAAATCAAGTATGTTGCAGACCCGACGTATCTAAAACCGCATACCAAATATTCGACATGGGAGGTAGCGCAATCGGCATATACCAAGCAGCTTACGGCGGTCAATAACAAGATAGTCCTCCAAAATATACAGAAAGAGCTTGCTACCGTATCGGCATGGTCGAAACAACACACGAAGAGCGCAAAGGTTGCCAATCTTCTTGCGGACGCAGAGACTGCAATCGCCAATGGAGAAGATATTTCCGCCATCAAGAATAAGGCAACTCTCGCTATAACTGAATATCAAAAGAGGCTTGCGGAGCAGACAAGGCGTGATGCAAAGAAAGGCGGTGGTACAATCTTCGGCGCAGATGCTTATACAAAAGCTCGCAAGGATGCAGCCCTATGGACTACCGAGAAAGATGCGAGCGGAAGATATTATAGGACAAAGGGCGATGATTATTTCAGACCATTTGCCGAGAAAAATTGGGCGAAATGGACGGAAGAGCAAAAAGATATTGCCTATCTTTATACAAGCGGAAGTTGCTATATCAATGAACCTCTTTATACGACCTATTATTCAACAAAATATGGTTTACATGGCGAGGTGCGTAATAGCTGGAAAGATATAAATACGCTTACCGAGATGATAGACCAAAGCACTCCTTTCACAAGAGATGTATGGCTAAATCGTGGTACAGATACAGGGGAGTTTATGGGAGAGTTCGGACTTGACCTGTATAGTTATAGGAATAATCCGAAAGGATTAAAAGGTGCTATCGGAACGCAGAAAGCGTTTACGAGCACAGGTCATACCAAAAGCTGGGGGTTCGTCGATGACGGAAAGAAAGCAAGCGCATCCGTTGTTTATAATATCTATTGCCCACAGGGAACAAAAGGTATTTATACCGAGCCTTATTCAGCGTTCGGAACAGGTGGCAGGAATTGGGATGGGAAATCTAAATCGGCATTAGGAAAAGAAGTCGAGGTAATTCTGCAACGAGGCACTAAATTCAGAGTGATAGATGCAGAATATAAAAACGGTCAGTGGTTTATAGATATGGAGATTATCGAGCAGCCCAAGAAATATCCTAACCAGCCTTGAGGTATTCACGCTGATACCACTTTTTGAAGCCGTCGGTATCTCCTTGCGTCCAATACGAATAGCGATTATAAAGAAGAGCTTTGAGGGCAATAGGCGTGCCGTCTCTCATCGCATAATTCTCCAATCCTTTGGATATATACTCATTCAGCATATTGTCAAGGCATATATCGTCTGATAGCAACCAATCTACATACTTTTGTTCATACTCCCAAAAGGTATAAGAAGTATCACGAGGAGGATTTTTCTCCCCTTTATAGTATCGGCAGAATTGCAAGTAATCACTCTTATCCAT